CGCTTGTGCAGTTCTAGGTTGGAGAGGGCAAGAAGGTGGTCCCTCGAAAGAAGACGTCAAGCAGCGAGTTGTTTGGATGTTCCCATTCGCTGTTAACGTCGCCGAATTGCAGGTTTATCAACCTCTGATTGAGGCTATGCAATCCGGTAGTAAACCACATGTTCCTGCATGGGTTAGCATGGAAGCTGTGGATCGTGCGATCACAGATATGTTCGATACTAAGGGACAGAACGATCTTGTGATTTGTACAGACTTCAGTAAGTTTGACCAACATTTCAATAAAGACCTTCAGTCATGCGCGGCCAGTTGCCTTGACTATTTGTTTGTTGGTAATCAGGCTTACTACGATTGGACCATGAGCGTATTCCCCATTAAGTATGAGATACCTCTAGCATACAATTGGGGTAAGATCCGGTACGGAAAGCACGGAATGGGATCAGGCTCAGGAGGCACCAATGCTGACGAGACGTTGGCACATCGTTGTCTGCAGCATGAGGCAGCGATTTCATCTGGTCAGGTGCTGAACCCGAATTCACAGTGTCTAGGCGATGACGGCGTCCTGACGTATCCTGGTATAACTGTGGAGGATGTAATGTCTGCGTACACTAGCCACGGCCTTGAGATGAACAAGGACAAGCAGTACGCAAGCACACATGACTGCGTATACCTTAGACGGTGGCACGACAAAGATTACCGCGTCGACGGAGTATGCGTGGGAGTTTACTCAACTAACCGAGCTTTGGGTAGGTTGTGTGAGCAAGAGCGGTATTACGATCCTGAAGACTGGGGACCGAAGATGGTAGCTTTGAGGCAGCTATCGATACTTGAGAACTGCAAGTATCACCCTCTGAAAGAGGAGTTTGCGGACTTTTGCATGAAAGGGGATAAGTACAGACTAGGCCTGGATATCCCAGACGGACTCGACGGGTTGGCTAAACTCGCTGAGAAAGTTACTGAGTACATGCCGGACTTCCTCGGATACACGCGCTCATTGCAGCGTGACGGTAATCCACGCAACGACGGTATCCGAAACTGGTGGATATTTAATTATCTGAAGTCTAAAGCTTAAAACTCGGGATGGTGCTATAAACC